TACATCTGTGTAGGTGAGGGTGAGGACGCAGTTTTAGACTTCCTTAAAGACCCCAAAGACATTTATCCTACAAAACTACCCAATATGGATGAGGTGCCATTTCAGGCGTGGGAAGATTTCGACCAAAGACATCTTTTGAAGCCCTTTATGGGAAAAGTCTATCGTGGTGGTGCTTTTGAGTTCTCAAGGGGTTGTTTTAAGTCTTGTTCCTTCTGCGTTGCTCCAGCAATTCGTAAGAAAATGGAAGGTTTGGGCTGTTATCACCGCACCAAAAGCCCAATTAGAGCAATCCAAGAGATAGAAGGCAAGAAATACAATTATAATCTTGAAATGATAGCCTTTGGTGACACGGACTTTCTCGCCGCAGTCCCCAGATTGATATTAAGAGAGTTTTTTGAGTTATATGAGAGGTATATAGGGCTTCCTTTTACCATACAAACAAGCGTAGAACAACTTACGGACCCAGAAGTCTTAGAAATGTTACATATGGCACAGTGTTGTGCCATAAGCGTGGGAGTGGAGAGTGGCTCTGAAAAAATCCGTAAGAGTGTCATCAAAAAAGCAGTCCCGATTGAAGTCTTTAAAAAAGCCTTCAGACTCTGTAGGGAGAAGAATCTCAGACTCACCGCCAATTACATGGTGGGATTGCCTTATGAATCTGAGGAAGACGTTTACGAAACGATTAAGTTAAATAAAATACTTAATCCGCCGAGTATCGCAGTAACTTACTTTACCCCATTTATGGGAACGGAGTTATATGATGTTTGCATAACAAATGGCTGGTATAAACCTTTTACTGAGAACGTGTATGAATATCCGCCATTACAGATGACACAGTTTTCACAGGAAAAAATTATCAAGAGTGTTAAAAAATTTACGGATGATTTTAAGACATATCAAAAGGATTTTAGTATTTTATAACCAAAGGAGGAAGTAATGTTTAATAGAGTCTCAGAAGTAAAAGATGATGTAATGGATTTGAAGGAAATTGTTATAGTACAGGGTAATATTATTTCTTGTATGGATAAAAAGTTAAATTATGCTATTGAAAGAGTTGCTATATTAGAAAGTTATAGAAAAGAATTAGGGGAATTTTTAGATAAGTTTCTAAAAGCAAGTGGTTATGAATATAAATTCTCTCCTACCCAATTAGCAAAATATGACATCATAAAAACAAAAAAATAAACTCCATATTAGATGACCCAAGAAGAACTACTGCCCTATCATAAAATATGGATGAACGACATCCATGCCTTTGCCGAGGAGTTCTTTCCACATCTTCTCACTCGCCCATCAGCACCGTTTCACTTAGAGATTTATAAAGCGTTGGGAACAGGACACAGGAACTTGGTGTTAGAGGTATTTAGGGGTGGTGCTAAGTCTACAATTTGTCTTATTATCAAACCTATTCACTTCTCACTTTATAAGCAAACAGGCGACATCACCCTCATTTCTAAATCCGAGAGTTTTGTTCTTAACGAAATAAATCGTAAGATAAAATACGAATTTGAAAACAATGAAAAACTACGAAACATATTTGGAGACCAAACAACAGAGAAGTGGAGTGAGACTTACTTCGTTCTTAAAAACGGAATTGCTTTTGAAGGTTTAGGTATAGGTGGTCAGTTAAGAGGTGGAAGGCGTGGACTTATAGTCCTCGACGATTTGGAAGACGAGGAAAGTGCTATCTCCGAAGACCAGCGTGATAAACTTAAACGACGCATAGGTAAGGAAATAGCCCCAAAGTTACTGCCCGAAGGCGAGATGGTCTACGTGGGCACGCCAGTCCACCAACTCTGCTACATACATCAAGTCTACAACACACCCAATAACGGTTGGACTAAACTACACTTCCCAGTCTATAAAGACGGAAAACAGGAGGTGGGTCTTGAGCAGTGGAAAGAGATGTACAACCACTCGTTTCTGCAAGGTGAGAAGTCCAAGTGGGGGTCAAATTATTTCAGTTCCGAATATCTCTGTAACCCAATTGTTGACGAAAATTGTCCAATTAAAGAAGACCAAATCCGATACTGGGATACCCTACCGAAACAATACTCGTGCGTTATTGCTGTCGACCCAGCGTACTCAGAAGATGCGACGGCGGATTATAAGGTCGCCACGATAGTAGCGATAGACCAAGCCCAGAACAGATACCTACTTACATACCTACGTACGCACGATACACTCGGTGAGTTCCAAGACGGAATTATAAACCTATTCTTACAGCATAAGAACTACTGCACAGGGCTGGGTGTTCCTAATTCAGGAGTTGAGAAAAGTTTTTTTGATAGTTTTATGAAAAAGTGTGAGGAAAGAAAAGTATATCCCCCAGTAATAGAATTAAAGAACGCATTTATAAGAAGCGGAACATCTACAACGGTAAGAAACAAACAGGCAAGGGTTACTGCGGCACTACAACCACTCTTTCAAAGTGGAAAATTTTACATAAGACCTGAACATTTAGAAGCTCGTGAAGAATTATTAACAATAGGACAAAGTAGACACGACGATATCGTGGACTGTTTGGCGTATGCGGAACAGATACTTCAACCAATTTTTTATGATTACAAGGAAGCGGAGAACAGATATGAAGAACTTGAGGAGATAGACCACGGTGCCACAGGATACGAGTAATACCAAAGAAGAACTCTACGCACAAATTGCGGACGAGGTTTCAGAATCCATTGCTAATACAGAGTCATGGAAGAACAAACACGATAAATTCTATCGGTTGAGATTTCGTGTCAAAAAATCTAAAACATTTCCTTTTACAGGATGTAGTAATTTAAGACTTCCAACGATAGAAACCTATATTCGTAAGGCTAAAGCCGCCCTCATAGGCATCTACTCCAATATCAAACCCCGTATGCAGGTAATCCCACAGACAGACCAAGACTTAAATAAAGCAAACAAGATAGAGAAGTTCTTAGATTATCTCGCTGACTATAAAATATATCTATTAGAGAAGTTAATCTTGGGTTGTGACAAGATGCTGGAAAAAGGTTTCTTTATTGCCAAGGTTTGTTGGTCTATGAAAGACAGAACCTATCAGGAAGAATTCAACCTTAAAGACATACCTATGCAGGAAGCGATGCAGTTGTTTGATACGAATATACCTGATGAGCAAATCGTTCAGGCAGTCGTACAGAAACTAAATGTGGATATGTCTGAAACGGTAATGGAAGATAATTTATCAGCAATACAAAATGCGGTTAAGGAAATCAGGAGTGGAAAAGACAACATCAAAGTCACGCTTAGAGACGAACTTTACAACGCACCAGAAGTTTATATCTGCGACCCCTCGGATATCTATGTCCCTCCGGACGCAGGAATTGATATACAATCTTTGCGTTGGATATGTCACGAATACTACGAACCTGTCGAGGTTGTTAAACAAAGGGCGTCAGAGGGTATCTATGATAGTAAGTCCGTAGATGACATACTTGCCCTAAAAGATATGAGCAGGTATGATTCTAAAGAAACAAAAGACCAAGATGATGTTGCCGAATCTACTAAAGACACAAGAGAAGGAATAGATAGAATAAACAATCCCTCTCACTTAGTAAAGATATGGGAAATATACAGATACTATAATCCCACCGAAGGTGAACCAGAACAGAAGTGGCAGTTCATATTAGCACCAGAGTTCCATACTATACTTAAAAAACAAGTCCACCCCTACGACCACCAGAAGTTTCCTTTCGTTAGATTCTCGTCTGAGGTTATAGACGACAGGTGGTTCTCTCCCCGTGGTATACCAGAACACCTTGAAGATTTAAGTAAAGAGATAGACGCACAGCATAACCAAAAGATAGACAACCAGACCATAAGAAACGCCCCAATGTTCAAGTTTAGAAGCGGAGTAGTCAACCCGAAATTGGTAAGGTTTATTCCCGCACAGGGAATTCCTGTGTCTGGAATGGCTCCATTGGATGACTCCATAAAACTAATGGACAACTCAAATGCTAACACCGAGTTCTCTTATGAGCGTGAAGAACAAATGCTCAAAATGGTCATACAGGAATATTTGGGTCAGGTTGACTACTCACTCCAATCTATGGTTAACAAGCGTCAACCGAGAACCTTGGGTGAAGTCCAGATGCAAGCACAGAACGCCAACCAAGTCTTTTCATTAGACGCTTCTATGTGGACTATGAGTTTAAGTGAAGTCTTTACACAGATGCTTGAATTCTGTCAACAGTATATGCCAGAACGTGTATTTGCTCTTGTCACGGGTCAGGACGACCTTGAACCCATACATATGACGAGAGATGAAATACAGGGCAAATATAACATAGTTTGTAGGGGTAATGACACCAATACAAATCCCTATGTCAAAGCACAGAAGTCACAGATGAGAGTTCAACTATTACTTAACGAACTATTGCTACAGACAGGTGTAATAACACCACCCAATATATATAATATATTGAAGCGGTATTTACAAGATGATGGTGAGATTGCGTGGAAGCAGATGATTTCTATGCCTCAGCCTCCGTCAGCACCTCAGCCACCTCCTGCGGCTACTTTAATCAAACCCGACTATAAAGACCTTACCGACGCAGAACAGGCTCAAGTCCTTATAAGTGCTGGTGTTAAACCCGACGCTATAGGCAGGGCTATGGAACGCCAAGAGATGATGCGTGAGGACGAGTTTGAAGGTGAAATGAACGAACACCAAAAGAAAATGGATATAGCAGGTCTACTAATGGAGATTGAAAATGCCAAAGCGAAAAACCAAAACGACAGGGCAAAGATTGCGGCTTCAAACAAAAAGCCCAGAAACCCCAAAGCCGAGTGATTTACAGGACTTTGTAATAGAAGCAAATCAAGTTAAATCACTCTCCAATCATTCTGGATGGCAGATACTTGAAAGAGACCTAAACTTCTATCAAGCTGAAATCGCAAAAAGAATAGCATATCTAAATCCTAAACGCCCCGAAGCGTATGAGGCAAGAATACTATTCTTAGCCGCAGATAAAATACTCAACATGGTAAGTGATTACTCAGAAAATAGAACAATAGCGATTGATATGCTGAATAAGATAGAAAACCCAGACTTAGTAGTTCCATACGACATAGACAATGAAGTAGATGCTGAAAGGGGTGAGAGCAAAGATGGGCTGTAAATCGAAAAAGAAAAAAGGAAAAAGATAATGGCTCAAGAAGATGTCTTATTAAGAGCAAAGTTGGCTTTTGCCGAAGCGTCTAAAAACCCCAAATTTTTGGATGATGACGCAAAAGCGGTAATGTGGGTAGCACAAAATCGAATTGGTAAGAGGTGGGGAGATGATTTACCAAGTGTGGTTTATGCCCCAAGTCAATTCTCAGGAGTAGGAAGCAATGAGTGGAATAAGGTAGAAACAGGAAATCTTACCGAAGACGAACAGAACATATATAAAAGGTTTCTTCAGTTATCGTATGGAATAGAAAACGGAACCGTTCCAGACCCTACGGGAGGAGCAGACCACTACTTTAATCCTAAATTAGTAAAACCTTCGTGGGCAAAGAAGATGAAAAAAATATATACTTCTGGAGTTCACGATTATTACAAGGAGTAGTTCCCATGGCGGGTTAAAACCAGAAAGGTAACACAATGGCAGAAGAAGTAAAGGACGTATCGGAAGTCGTCCCCGAACAGGAAGTACCAGTCGTAGAGGAATCGACTCCTCAAGAAACACCCCAAGAAGAAGCGGTTGAACCTTCCACTCAGGAAGTAAAACCAGAGGTAAAAGACAACCGTCCCGTTGAGAACGTGGCTTGGGAAGTTAAACGGAAGTTGGATGAAACTATACCAAACTTACAGAATAAGATAGAAGAACTATCTAATCTTGTAAGAGAGCAAAGGTCTCCGTCAACACCGTCATATACTAAGGCTCAGTTACAGGCTTATGCCTCTGACCCTACTACCACTACGGAACAACGCCTCTGGGCTTATACCGAAGTGGATAAAATAGAAAAGACGGATAGGCAGAAAGAGTATGAAACCTTAGTAACATCAACCCGACAGAAAACCGAGGCAGAGACTCGCAGGTCTCAGTCAGCAAACTGGGTAGCAAACAGTTTTCCAGATACAGTCGTTAAAGACCAAATGGGGAACACAATAGGTTGGAATAACCAATCACCAGTTCTGAATAAGATTAACGAGTATATGTCAAGGGATGAGACTTTAAGAAATCATCCAGAAGGGTTTATGATGGCGGCTAAAGCGGCGGCATTTGATTTAGGTATTACCCCGACTTCCAATAAGAAATTGGACAGAACAATAGGACAACTAAGAAAGGAACAAAAGAAACAATTAGCCAGTGTGGGCGGTACAAGACCTGTAGAAACTTCAGATGTAGTTAAAAAGAATCGCATAGAGAAACTACGGGAAGAATACTCACGCACGGGAAGCAGGGAAGTCTTTGCCGAAATGGTAAAGATGAAAGGTTTGAACCCCTACGTCTAATTGTTCTTAATATATGGCGACAGGTTATTTACAAACTTACGGTTCAACGGGTGGAGCAGCTGAAGATATTTTGGATTTAATCACTCAGATTACACCAACCGACACACCTTTTCTTTCAAGACTTGGTGTTAGCAGGGCGTATGCTTCTTACCATGAATGGTTAACAGATTTCTTAACCACTTCTGGTTCGACGGGTAATGCTCTTGTAGAAGGTGAGAGTGCGTTAGAAGCACAGTTGACCGATAAGACACGTTACAATAACTATACGCAGATTAGCGATAGAACATTTATTATCTCTGGAACCGAGGAAGCGGTTTCTCATTATGGTCTTGATTCACAGTATTCCTATCAGCTTGAAAAAGCTATGAAGGAACTCAAGATTAAAATGGAAAAGTTGCTTCTTGGTAACGGAACAGCAAACTCTGGTGCGGGAGCAAGTGCCAGAATAGCAAAAGGTGCAATGCACTTTATAGCATCAGCTGGTGGAAATACCGCATCTGGTGCGGCTTCTGTCAGTGCGTTGACTGAAAGTATTTACAATACACTCGCTCAGGCTATCTACGAAGATGGTGGAAACCCTGATACGACATTTGTAAATGGTTTCAACAAACGCAGAATATCTGCCTTTGCGTCTAATAACAGCAGGTTCTTGGATATGAAGAATAACAAGAAACTGACTGGTATTATATCTGTTTATGAGTCCGATTTCGGAACACAGGAAATCGTGCTTGACAGGTATCTGATGGGTATTTCTGAAATGACGAACACGGGAGCTGATAAGGGTTGTGGGCTTATGGTTGAGATGAGCAAACTAAAGATTGCTTATTTGAGAAAACCGTTCACGAATCCTCTCTCTACTGATGGTGATAGGAAGAAAGTACAGATTCTAACAGAGTATACGTTGGAATGTCTTGCTCCTACCCAACAGGGAGTTCTGTCAGCTTTTGCGACAGCGTAACTAAAGACGTTTGGCGGTATCGTATAAACCGCATTAAGGTGTTGAGGGGTAGATTACCCCGAGTTTTCTACCCCTCTCACCGTAACTCTCGGGGGGTTATAGGAACTGAAATAGATTCAAGCAAGTGTCAAAAATGTGGCTGGGATAAGACTAACTGTGATATGCATAGAATAAGAAACGGAAAAGATGGCGGAAACTATGCTAAAGAAAACATATTAGTGTTATGCCCTAATTGCCATAGACTTGCTCACCGAAACCTTCTATAAACCGCCCATTTTAAATGAATCCAAATTTTGATACATCTATTCGTGGTGATAGTGATAACGAAGTAAAAAGTCTATTCCAGTCCGCTAAAAAACGAAAAGAAGACCTAATGAAGTATAAACTTCTTGGAGATTTAATAGGCGGAAAAGTAATAGATGTCACTAAGAATAGCCAACTCTTTGAAGCTTTAAATAGAGAAAAAATGGAGTTTGAAGAAATACTAAAACTACATCCAGATGAAGCAAATTACCACATTGAATATGTAAAGCAAAGAAAAGAAGAACAACAAGGCAAGTGGTATAACCCAGATAGTGAAGCGTGGTGGGGAGAAAAGGGTGTTATACCTCCGTGTTGTTATCACGCTCGTCCAGTAGCGTACTGGAAAGACAAAAGACTTTTGAACAATTTTCTAAACCAGTTTCCTCGATTTAGAATAGCAGAAAGGGCTTTATGAGCCGAACCTTTATTGTAACCGATTGTGGAATAAATGCTAATGGAAATATAGAACTGGCAAAAAATCAGATAGATTTAGCTGTAGCCTGTGGGGTGGATGCTGTTAAGTTTCAGGTATACAACTCAGAGAAGTTACATGGTATAAACTCCCCCGTGTATAAAGACGCAAAGCGAGGAGAATTCTCTTATGACCACTTTCGAGTCTTGGCTGACTATTGTCCTATTGAGTGGTTTGCTTCTGGTTTCGATACTGGGGCTATCGACCTGCTTGATAATATCGGTGTCCAAAGGCATAAAGTAGCAAGTCGTTCTCTTACTGACTGGGAACTATTGAACAGAATAAATAAATCTAAAATACCAGTCATAATGTCAACGGGTAACCATGACACTGGTGCCATACAAAAGGCATTAAGTATACTTAAAGATTGTAAGGTAACCTTATTATATTGCGTCCCCATCTATCCAACCAAGATACAAGACTTAAATTTTAATAGAATGACTAAAATTGGCGAATTATTCAAGTTACCCATTGGTTTTTCTGATCATACTACGGGTATATGGGCAAGCATAGAAGCGGTCAGGTTGGGTGCCACGGTCATAGAAAAGCATTTTACAATATCTCGTTCACTTGCGGGATGTGACCAAATTGTATCTTTAGAACCACATGAAATGAAAATGATGGTTAAAAGTATAAGACAGTGCGAGGCATACAGAAATGAACTTTAAATCCTATTCTGGAAAAGAATTTGAATTAGTTGAAGGTTTGAGAAGTAAAGTAAAACCAGACTGGGAAGAAATGCTTAAACCTGCTAAGCCACGAAACCTTAGTAGCGATTTGGGTGTTTTTCAACCATTTATTTCAAGAGCCGAAGATATTCTAAGTAAACACGGAATAAACCTAATTGATAAGGACATACTTGAGGTTGGCTGTAGTTATGGTCAAAGATGTTTCTTAATGGCTAAATATCGTGGAAATAAGGTTCATGGAATAGATATAGACGAATATATAGTTGACCAATCTCCAGACCTAAATTCATGGAACCCAGGAGATGTAAAATTCATACATGATAAGACCGAAGAAATAAGAAAAGAAATAAGAAGTAAACTTCCAGAATGTGTACACAATAATGTAACCTTTGAAACAGTCGGAATGGAGGAATATGCTACCCCTAATCCGCACGATATAATTGTTAGTTGGGATACCCTAGAACACATACTTAATTTACCGTTAGCTTTCAGACAGATGTATAACGCAGTAAAAAGTGGAGGAATAGTATATCACGAATATAATCCATTCTTTTCCCTTAATGGCGGGCATAGCCTTTGCACCCTTGACTTTTTATATGGTCATTGTCGTTTGTCGAAAGAAGATTTTGAAAGGTACATCCATGAAATTAGACCAATAGAAGAAAAAATAGACCTAAATTTTTACCATAAGTGTCTTAATAGGGCAACCGTATCAGAAGTTAAGGAGTTGTCTACGAATACAGGATTTGAAATTATAGACTTTATAGGTCAATCTCCGTATGGAAAAGATGATGACTTATATAAGAAACAATTAGAAAAAGAGATACTCGGTGATGTTCAGGCGGTTTATCCAAAAGTTACAATTGAAGATTTAATGTATAGTTCAGTATTCTTAATTCTAAGGAAACAATGATAAAAATCATAAACGATTTATTTAAGTTACCCAGAAATATCAACGAATTAGTTGAAGCGATTAAATACATCAATTATATCATACCAATAAGAGTTCATAGTTGGGAGCCTAAAGAAAAAGCGTGGACTTGGGAAATTCCCAAGGGTGGTATTGTGGTAGGAGAACACCTTATACATGGTGAAAGCAAGGAAACCATAATCCTGCCTATTCACTTAGACCACGATAAGATGGCTAATGACAATCTATCTGGAGTGGCAGTAACGGTAGAACTCGCCAAGAGTATTGAGAAACCCAGATACACATATAAGTTCTTATTCCTACCCGAAACTATAGGGACTATGGCTTATCTGTCAAGATTTGGTACTGACTTTAAGTATGGCATAGTTATAGATAGTGTAGGTGGAGATGGAGATATAATAACAACTTTAACCAAAGAACCCTCAACCCTAAATCAATATATATCTGGTAAATATAACACATTCTTTTCGGATGCTCACTTGTGGAGTGGTAATGATGAAAGAGCATTAGAAAGTGTTGGTATACCAAGTATTCAAATTTCCCGTAGTCCGTTTCTTGAATATCATACAGAAAAAGATACCCCAGATAGAATAGACAAAAAACAACTTGAGTATACTCTTGAATATACTAAATCAATTATAGATAAAATAGAAAAAGACTACATACCTAAACCCACATATAAAGGCGTACCCTGTCTTAGTTCTAATGGACTATGGAAGAAGGAATACGAAAGCCCTCATACTTTTATGAAAGTAGAACGTATATGGCAATCACTTAATGACGGATTGAGCATAGCCCAGATAGCCAATATACATGGATTACCATTCGACTTTGTGTATCATTTTATTGAAGAAATGAGACAAAAAGGACTTTGTGTATCATGTTGACACCACTATTATTTACAGATTTAGAGTGGGTCAGGACTGAAAGAAACCGTCCAGAGTGTATGATGTGGTTTAGACAACCACTACCACTAACTCAAAAAGAACAAGAACATTGGTTTAATACCACGGACATGAAGTCATTTATAGTGCGTGATAATGATGGCGATAGGATTGGGGTCGTTTCTCTCAGCCACATTGATAACGTAGCCCGTAAATGTGAGTTCTCCATAATGATTATTCCAGAGGCGAGAGGTAACGGTTATGGTCATAAAGCACTATGGTATCTGTTAGATACAGCATTTAATGACCTTAATATGGAACAAGTCTATTCAGATGTATTCGCCACTAATCCCGCACTTAATAAGTATTTGAAGTGGGGATTTAAGGAATATGGAAAACTACCTAACTGGTACTATAAAAATGGACAATATATAGACTCTATCATAATTTCAATAACTAAACATGAATATTATAATAGCCTCAAACAGACCGTTTCCGAATAGACAAGTAGAAGATAATTCGGAGTTGGGATGGGAAATAGAATGTAAATTACCAGATGTTATATTTTTTCCATTCTGGTCATGGAAAGTCCCGAAGGAGATAACCGATAAGTACACTTGTATTGGTTTTCATACTGGTGATACTAATGGTGGTAGTCCGATACAAAATCTAATTAAACAAGGAGTAGAAGATACCATAATTAAAGTATTTAAGATGACCGATAAAATAGATGGCGGAGAAGTAATAGACAAACTTCCAATATGCTTAAATGGTTCACTTGAAGAAATAATAATTAGAATAACCGAGAAGATAGATGACTATATTCAAACGTATTATAGATAATTCTATTTCCGCAACTAGTCTAAAAGAATTATTTAACGAAATAAGAATGAGGGATGAGGATGGGCAACCACTCTCTTACATAGATTACAACAATTTCCGCATAGAGTTTAGACGAGCCTCACTACGTAGAGATTACCTCGAAGCGGATGTAAGGATATATGCTAGAAAATAAAAGAATAATGACGGTACTGGCACACCCTGATGATGAAACGCTGGGTTGTGGTGGGACACTGAATAGATTTAGTAAACAGAACGTATGTTGCTTATTTGCTGTAAAGAGAATAACCGAACAATGCCAATCAGCACTAAGGACACTTAATATACAAAATTGTTTATTTGGTGACTTTAGTGATAATGAGCTAGATAAATACCCTTTATTAGAAATATGTAAGTTTGTAGAGTTCAATATAGGTAAATTTAACCCAGATGTTGTAATAACCCACACCGATGGGTGTAGAAACCAAGACCATAGAATTTTGGTTCATGCAGTAGATATTGCCACACGACCACTTAAAAATCACATACAACTACTTAGTTGTGAGATACCAAGTTCTACTACTGGATTTAATCCTAATTATTATGTAGAATTAAGTCCCGATAATATATTAAAAAAGATGAAGGCTGTAGAGGAATATGTTACAGAGTTAAGAAAGTGTCGTTCCCCAGAAGTGATAAGTGCCCTTGCGAGGGTTAGGGGTGCTGAGAGTGGATTTGATTATGCGGAGGGATTTCAAGTTGTCCGAACCTATGAATGAAGGAAAGAATTATGTTATTGCGGATGGACAGTTTTATTTTAGAAATGGGGATAGATTTGGGGTAATACCCGTTCAGGTTCTACATAATTATTGGAAATGTCCTGACGCTGAAAATGCACCAAAAGATTATGAAGATTGTCCCGAAAGAACAGAAAAGTTGGTAGGGTTATTTTCAAAATATTGTGAAAAAACCGATAGTATATTAGAAATAGGGTGTGGTATTGGTAGGAATCTTAACGCTTTATTTAATAATGGATTCACTAAATTAGAGGGTGTTGATATAAACACTAAGGCACTTCAGTTGGGTAGGGAAATATATCCTAAGACTGTTGGAGCGATACCGCTTTATAATTATTCCATAGAAGATTATCTTATATTTTCAGCTGGCAAGAAGTTTGATGTTATATTTTCTATGGGAGTTATGATGCACCTACACCCGTCCTCTCAATGGGTATTTAAGTGTGTGGCAGACAATGCTAAAAAATACATTATTACCGCAGAAGATGAACGATATGCTTCCTATAGGGCAATTCCGAGAAACTATAAAGACATATTTGAGGAATACGATTTTAAGCAGGTTTATGAAGATTATGTAGATTACGATAATAATATTGATGATACTGGCAGGGTCTCACTAATGTATAGGGTGCTAAAGAATGAAGCCTAAGATATTTGTTAAGAATTTTAATGGAGTGATGGATGGTATTCTAAAGAGTGGTGAATTTGAAAAAGTATTAGATCCCAGAGATTCAGATGCTATAGTTCTGTGGCAGGATGTCAGGGGTGAATGTGCTGAACTTTGTCGTATAAACAAAGAATATATGAAGAAACCCGTTGTTGTGGTTCAGCACGGAGCCGGTGGGGCGAGGGACTACGAGCATCCAGAGAACTTTCCATTATTAGCGGATAAATGGTGTTGTTGGGGGCAACATGATTACGAAAGACTTGTCAGACAAGGGCATGGCGATAGGGCAGTAATAACTGGTTCTCCCATAATAAACCAGTTAAAACCCAAGGAAGAACATATTGGTAAGAATATTATATTTTGTCCCATAGTGACTGAACATGAAGAACCCGCTAATCTAATTGTATTTTATGAACTTAAAAAAATTGAATTTGATTGTGCACAAAAGAAAATAATAAAAAATAAATATGCACTTCAAGAAAATTGGAATCCTAAGGTTTTTACTTCTAAAAGTCATTTAGAAGAACGTACTATTCCATATCATAATATAAGTACAGATTTTAGACTAATTTCCAAACTTACTCCCATGCATGACAAGAGCTTGTATTTTGGCTCAGTGGTAGAGACAAACGTGGTAAGTAAAACACACATAGAGGATTGTGTCAAGTTACTTGCTAATGCTGATGTCGTTGTCGGTATGGTAGAAAGTACGTTCCAGATGCTTGCAATGGCGATGTGCGTACCTGTAGTAATAAGTAAGGAGTGGGAATTTAAAATATATGCAGGAAAAGACTATACTAATTGTGACCACTTAAAGACCGATGCGGCTACTTACGCTGAGACCAAAGACCTACGTGAAGTAATAGAACAGGAACTCTCTAATCCTGAAAGGTTAAAAGAGAATAGAAAGAAAACGGTTCTGCGGGAGCTAGGAGATGTAAATTCTGACCCCGATAAGAACATAATTAAAGTTATAAAGGAAACAATAAATGGGTAAAATTTTTATTGCCGATGAGGTAGATGATTCACACACTGCGGATGTAACCGTAGCGGGAAAAGTAAAGGTAGAGACGGGTGCGGCTACTTATGGAATGATGGCTGGTAACGGAATCAGACTTGCTACGAATGGTACGGCAACTGCTTTCACTACTGTTCCAACATATCTAAAGAAGATTATACTTGGTTCAAAACCAGCTACGTCAACATGGTTAAGTGTTTATGACTGTGACGTAACAGTTTCTGGTAACAACCTGTCTGCTTTTGGAAGTTCGGGAGCCAATATAGTTAGTCGTCTGTATTTGGATTCGTCTGCTGGACTTTGTGCGAATTCAGCGAAGTATCCATGCCACATAGATATGGATGTCTATTTAGCAAGTGGTCTTTGTATGACCCTTGGTGAAGGACAGACGTTCTCGGTGTTGTCTGGATGTTGCAGTGGTCTTACGGTGGTATATCAGACATAATGGAAAAACCCAAGAAAATATGTCCAATTCAGGATGGTTTTTGTTTAGGAGATAAGTGTGCTCTATGGGCAGGAACTATGTGTTCTTTAAGAGGAATTGGAGTAATTCTTGAGAATATGTTGGAGAAGATAGAAGAATGAAAATAACTTTTGCTGTTCCATATTCTGGTTGTGCTTATTGGAGATGTCATCAACCCGCCAAGATGATTAAGAAACTTGGTTTAGCCGAGGTCAGGCATTATGAACCTGAAATGGGTGATGTAGACGTAGATGGTTTATTGGGTTGGGGAGATGTAATAGTCCAACAATCTTCAATGGGTATCGAACAGGTAGCGATGGCGGCAAAGTTAAAAGAGTTGGGGAAAACGGTGGTAGGGGATTATGACGACTTGTCTTTTTCCGTATCACCGTTTAACCCAGCCTACAAGACAATGGGTCTTAATGATGTGAAGATTAAACATAACGGGGAAGAAAAATATCTTTGGGAAGATGGTAAGGATGGATTTAGTATAAAAGCAAATTACTTCAGATACAAGTCCCTACAGGATATGCTCGCAGTATTAGATTTAGTTACTACTACTAACCGATATATTAAAAATGAATATTCAAAGTTCAGCAATAATATAGCCATATTACCTAATTCGATAGATTTCAATCTATATAAACCCTTTCCCAAGAAAGAAAATAAACAAGTAAGGATAGGTTGGACAGCTTCAGATAGCCATTATTCAGAGATTTGGATGTTCAAAAGAATAATGCGTAAGATATTTAATAAGTATGGAGATAAGGTCAGAATTGTTCTATTAGGTAATTTGTTTGAGGTGTCTCAGGAATTTCAGAAAGACTCCTACGAAAGACATGACTTCATAGGACTTGATACCTATCCACTGAAACAAGCATCGCTTCAATTAGATATAGGGTTGTGTCCGTTAGATAACATACCGTTTAATAGAGCAAAGAGTCAACTGAAATGGAGCGAATATGCGTCACTACGAATACCGAGTGTATGTTCCAAATTGGAACCTTATGACTGCGTGGAAGACGGGGTTACTGGGATGTTGGCTACGACAGAAGATGAATTCTTTGATAAGATTTGTGCGTTAATTGAGGATATTAAACTCCGCAAAACAATTTCCGATAATGCGTTTGAGGAAAACTATATAAACTATAACTTAGAGAAAAACGCAATTCTCTGGGTAGAAGCCTACGAACAAGCGAGGGATAATTGTACACTGCCATTATTGGGTGTGGGAGCATTGGTAAAAGACATTCCGAAAATCTTACAAACCTCGGACATAAAGTAGTTCCAATAGATTTAGGGGATGAATTAAAGTTTGATGTGGATTGTGCCTTTATATGTACACCTACACAGTATCATTGTGAACAAGCATACGAATATCTTTCACGAGGCATACCTACATTCATAGAAAAACCACTTGGTCATAACTACAATGAATTGACCAAATTCATACAAAGCCTTGCTTCAAATACTACAATAAATATGGTGGGATGTAATATGAGATTTCATCCTGCTATAAGAGATGCTAAAGATTTAGTTCAAAAACATAAGGCGATATTTGCCAGAGCTGAGTATGGATATTATCTACCATTCTGGCGTAAGGGTGATTATACAAAGTCCTATTCAGCAGGTGCGAATGGGGGGATAATATTAGACGATATACACGAGATAGACTATCTCTATTGGTTATTTGGAGACATCGTAGATATAAAGACTGTATACGGAAAAGTAAGTGATTTAGATATACAGCAGGAAGATATAGCCGAACATTCAATTCTATTTGAGAATGGCGTATCGGCAAGTGTACACCAAGACTATCTCTGTAAGAACTATCATAGAGAACTTACAATACATTTCGCACATGAGAGAGTGAAATTTGAATTGCCAGTTACTAATCTGGCATATAAAAAAATGATTCAGCACTTTTGCGATTGTGTTGAAAGACACGAACAGCCAATGAATGGTATCGGTGAGGCTTATTATGTATTATCTGCTGTATTAAGTGCTAAAGACTTTCTAATAAAATAGACCTATATGAGTACAAGAACTGTTGCGATAATTCAGGCAAGATTGACCAGCACCAGACTTCCACGAAAAGTCCTAATGAATATATGCGGTGGAACAATGCTGGAAAGGGTAATAGAGAGAACATTACAGTCTAAGGTTGACCGAGTAGTTGTAGCCGCACCCCACGACCTGCCTTGTTCCGTACCCCTGTTTATAGGAGATGAACAAGATGTTCTCAAACGTTACTATGATTGTGCGGATTTCTTTGAAGCCGATATTGTTGTTCGTATTACATCCGATTGTCCACTTATTGACCCAAAGATAATCGACTTGTCATGTGAATATTTTAATCAACATGATTATCAATATGTGACTTTCGCCCCAGTTGACGGATTAGATGTTGAAGTTTTCTCTTTTGAATTATTAAAAGAAGCACATGAAAACGCTACAAGTAAAGAAGATAGAGAACACGTTACACCCTATATGAAAAGAAAAACAAAGATTAGCGTAGATAACGCCGAAGACTTGGAAAGGGTACGAAAAATATGGAATGGCAAGATAAGGTAGTTTTAATAGCAGGCGGAACAGGAAGTTTTGGGAGTAGTTTTTTACCACTTTTATTGGAAAAGTGTCCAAAGGCTATTCGTATATATTCAAGAGACGAACATAAACAAAGCATACTCCTTAATACCTATGGCGGAGTGGGTAAGGGAAACAACCTTTCAGGTTTCATAGGTGATATAAGAGATAAAGACCGCCTTATGAGGGCTATGGAAGGCGTAGACATCGTAGTCCATGCCGCCGCACTCAAACAGGTACAATCGTGTGAATACAACCCTTTAGAGACGCTGAAAACCAACGTAATGGGGTCTATGAATATCATCGACGCTGCGTTGGATAATAACGTAGAGAAAGTTCTCGCCATATCAACTGATAAGGCGGTCAGCCCCCTCAACCTCTACGGTGCGTCAAAGATGTGTATGGAACGTCTAATGCAGACCGCCAATGCCTATAGGGGATTAAACAGAAAGACTAAGTTCTGTTGTACCAGATATGGGAATGTGGCTGATAGCAGGGGAACAATAGTTCCAATATGGCGTGAAATGATAAGAAAAAAAGAAGCCCTACCCATAACAAATGTAAACGCTACACGCTTTTGGATACCAATGAAAGAAGCCAATAAGTTCGTAATGGACTGCGTAGAACTTATGGACTATATGGATGGTGGAGAAATATTCGTTCCTAAGATAGCAAGCGTAAATATAATGGATGTTTATCAAGCCCTCACGAATGGACAAAGCCAATTTACCATTATTGGTGACCGAATAGGTGATAAACTTCACGAAACTCTAATCAGTAAAGAGGAAGTAACACATACCGTGGACATTGGAGATAAGTATATAATTTATCCCGAAGAACCACATTATTCTTATAGAAAACCGAAAGGATATGCCTGTGCCTACAGAGATAGTTACTCGTCAGACCTTAACGAGCAAAAATTATCCGTCAAAGACATCGTTAAGAGTTTGGAATAAGGCAAAGAAACTTATAGCAAATGGAGTTCAAACTCTTTCTAAACAACCCAATAAATTCGTAGAAGGTCAGTATCCCATATTCTTGGAAGAAGGATTAGGTTGTTATGTTAAAGATGATAAGTATTGGTATATAGACTATCCATGTAGTCTGGGTGCTAATTTATTAGGACACGCTAATCCAGAAATAGCACAGGCAATAGTTGAACAATTTATGAAGGGTACACTATTCACCCTACCACATAGGTTAGAGACGGAACTTGCCGAGAAACTACACAGACTAATTCCTTGTGCCGAACAGATGCGTTTCTTAAAGACAGGTAGCGAAGCGACGAGTGCGGCAGTAAGAATAGCCCGTAGTTATACAGGAAAGATGGGCATTGCTTATTGCGGTTACCATGGTTGGCACGATTGGTTTACGGCTGATACACCTAAAAACCAAGGCATACCCAGCGGGTCAAAGTGTTTAATAGATAAATTTGAGTATAATAATTTAGACAGTCTGCATAAAATATTAGACGGTGATGGCGTAGGTGTAGTAATACTCGAACCCTATATATACGAAGCACCTAAGGACAAATTCTTACACAAGGTAATAAAGTTATCCCATAAGCACGGGGCAGTAGTTATCTTTGATGAAGTGGTTACGGGATTTAGAACAAAGGGTTATTCTGCACAGAAGATGTTCAATGTAACCCCTGATTTAGCCTGTTTTGGTAAGGCGATGGCGAATGGTCTCCCAATTTCGGTGGTTTGCGGTAAGAAGAAGATAATGAGTGTACTTGATGGTGATACTTTTGTATCCTCTACATTTGGTGGAGAGTTACTTTCAATAGTCGCCGCCTTAAAAACAATAGAAATACTTGAAAGAGATAAGGTATTAGACCACATTGACTTAATGGGTCGTAAACTTCAGAATGGATATAATTTTATAGCAAGCACATTAAACATTGAAACAAGTTGTATAGGTTTTCCCAATAGAACAATGTTTATGTTTCCGTCTGGAGAACACAAGAGTTTATTCTGGCAGGAGTGTATTAAACGAGGTGTATTATTTGGATATGCCCAATTTATAAACTACTCCCATAAAAGTGAAGACATAGAATACACATTAAAAGTAATAGAAGAAGCACTAATCGTTTGTAAAAAGAACTGGGTGAACCCACGAAAGGCAATTGTGGGTAAACCCGCAGGTGAGGTATTTCGCCTCTGCGTAACTAAGGAGAATAAGGTTGTCAACTAATTTTGGTCAATCCAAGACGGCGGTGGGAAATCGCTGTGGCGATACGTCGAGCGTTTTCGCTAATATTATCGGCACCTATATCAATCAAAGATATAAGGATATTTTAAGAAGAACTAACTGGAGAGTAATAAACCCTGATTATGTATTAAGTGCTACTTCGGCTTCAGCATCATATACATTACCTACAAACTTCGGAAAAGAACTATATGTTTATGATGAAGTCCAACTAATAGACATACCCTATGTAGGAATAGA